CAGTTCACGCCAATTAACATTCTGGATAGCCCTTGTATTTTTATGTTCCTTACTCTTTGCCTTAAAGACGAAAGGAGTATTACACTTCTTACACGCATAAGCACGGGGGCCAGTAGTTTGACCACAATTCTCACAAGCCTTTTGTCCCTTACCCATTTTATTTATCTCCGGTGCGTTTGTTAAGCCTTATGCTCCAAGTATAACAAGATTATCGGCGTTGTCAAGTCGGTTTCTTTAAGATTTTCTACAGCCATCGCAAAGTGTGATAATCCAGCCACTTTTATTTGCTTTTCCTTTATTCCCACAAACTTCACAAATTTTATAACTCATCGTTTCAGCCATAGTAACCAAACCACGAATGTAATCATTTCCACCAGAATAATAAGCCCTAAGTCCGCCAAACTTTTCTTTAATCTGATCAAATTTGAAATCAATAATTGTTTCATTGTTACCAGCAATAAGTCTATTTCTATCTTTGATATTCTTATTAAGACTCTCTACTATCTGGCAAATTGAATTTATAAGATCATACCATCCATTTCCGCACTCTATACCCATACTCATACAACTTTCCATAGGACTTTTATCTTTATTACTGAAAAAGTCTGGATATTTATCAAATAGTTGTTGCTGTAATTCCTGATCCATTTGGACTATCCTTTATTTCTAGTTTACCGGAACTATAATGACAAAAATAACTAGCACTAATCTTACGCTTGGTTAGTTGAATGGTTTCATCAAAAATTTCAGTATAAACATTAATACGATAGCGATTCTCCCAGACATTAATAATCTTAGTCATAAGATGATTTTTAGGCTTTTCAACTTGCTTAAACAAGAGGCTTTCAATTTCTAAATCCATTTTAAACAGTCTCCATATTTGTGTTAGAAGTATCAATACTCAAAGAAATTTTATTATCCGGCATTTGAATAAAATCAGTAGGATAATATTCTAGAGTTTCAAAATCAAATACTTGCACATTTTCTTGCCAAGGAAAACTGCCGGGATTATTAATATCGTTTGCTCGTTCATAAAGAAAGTTATACAGTTGTAACCAAGTCATATTATTTTTCATCTTGCTCTCCTGTTGGCACGATCAAGTTTACGAATAGTTTGTGTAGCATTAGCGGGAACCATAACAAGACTAGGTGCAGTTTTATGTCCCCAATCCATAAATCCCACAGCACGATTTTCTACACTACAATCCTTGCAAATCATTTTGCGACCAGTTTCAACCAGAAACTCGTAGCGATCAAATCCAACATTTTCTTGACAATAAATACAATTCATAGGTAGCCTCCGTATAGCGGATTATACCATAACCATCGGCATTGTCAACTCGTTGCCTTCAATCAAATTTCCAACACTGTCAATAAAATTCCCATCGTCGGTACTATAATAGACACTATTCAATCCTACAGCATTAAGAAGTTTATCACAATTTTTACAAGGTTTACTTCCTAAAATAAGTCCCTTTCGGTTGATACGCAATACAACAATTGACCAATTAGAATCAATGGTATTATACTTATCCAAAAGTTTAGAAATAAGACGAGATTCAGAATGATAATATGGGAACTCCTTATATTTTTCCAGATTAAAATCTTCACCGATTCTATAAGCACCAGTATGAGTCTTAATCGGGTTGTTTTGGGTGAAACAAATTAGTTTGGTTCCATCAAATGCGGCAGCATAGTGGTAGCATCTAATCAGACGATTCGGATTCCAATTTTGATATGCTTTGCGTATTGTTTTGTTGATTATCTTCATATATTTCCAATGGTTTTATGTAAACATCATCATCCATTCTGTCAAAATATTTATCTTCTAATGAAGGTAAAGGAGTTAGATTAACTTTTTTATTTTCTGGGGAGTCTGTTAGTTTTATTCTTACTGGTTCTTTCATTGTTTTGTCCTTATTTTGATGCTAACATATATAAGCCGATATTTGCAAAAGCATAGCCAATATATGTAATAAGCATACCATAGTTCTTGTGCAAGATTCCTTGCTCAAAAGCCACCCAGATATAAATTAGTCCTGTGATTAAAATTAAATTATGACTCATACTGCAACCCCTTTAGTAATTTCTATATGATTTTCTATAGCCAAGTCTTTTGCTTTTAGTTCCATGTCCACATCAAATTCTAGTCCGTAAGTATTAAAAGCATTTTCTGAATAATCAGAATGAGCCCTTGGATTATTTCCAAGCCTACTCTCACTATAATGAAATAATGGACGAGTTTGCCAAGTGTCAAAGCACATATTAATAGCCTCACACTCTGTCAAATTATTAGGATGACACTTATGATGCAGATAATCGAAACAGATTGGGATGCGAGTAATAGGATGAAAAATATCAACCAGTTCTTTCACGCTCCAGCAATTAAGTTTATCATCATTTTCAATAGTAAGTCGTGTCTGACAATTTTCATCAAGACGCTTAAAGTTTTCGTAAAAACGACGAGAGATTTCTTCTCTGGTTCCGTTATTATTATGAACATGAAGATTCATTGGTGAATTAGTATCTGCTGGCAGTCCGATTCTGTCAAAAAAACTACTATAGAAATTCAATTCTGTAATAGTCTTTTCAACAACTCTAGGAGTCAAACTAGACAAACTGTTAAATTCAGAAGGATGTGCAGAAACTCTTACATTACTATCAATAATGCTTTGTGCAATATTATCAAACTCATCTTGAATTTCATCATGGTTTGGCAAATCTTCCAAACTTACATTAGCCTCATCATAAGTAATGAGAGGAAAAATATCGCTACTAACACGATAAACATAGTCACTTTGTCCGCAAAACTCAATAGTTTTACGAGTAGTAATAAGATTATTAAGAATCCTATCTCCAAGTATTGCTATGGCTTCTTCTCGCGGCAGAGAATTGAAGCGTTTAAAAGTCATGGTCTGATGACCAATACCCTGCTCTTTAAGTTTGAGCGAAATACAACACAATCCGTAACGCATAGTTTCCTCGTTTTTGACCAGCATACCACAAGCATCGGCTACAGTCAAGCAAAAACTTTAGAAATTTGTTCAACAGATAGGATTTTTACTAAAGAGTATTCTATGGAAGGAAAATGAAGCTTAAAATTATTTAATGCTTCTTCAGAGGACAAGCCATCGTGAACCTCATTTATTAATAGATTCTGTTTTGAAAGATCATTATTCTTATAAACCTGAGCAGTAATATTAAACAGTTTCATTATATGATCCAATCTGGTTAAGAAATGACTTGATATCTATTAATTTATTATATTGTATCTCATACCTACTTTGATCGTATGTAAAATTATTATTGGTCGTTCCAGCCTTTACTAAGGTCGAAAGATCGAAAAAGTCTTTTTTTGAAATAGCCCCACATATCCATGCGATGGTAAAATCATTTTTTATTCTACTAAAAACATAATAATCTACATCTCTTGCTTTTTGTTCTTCATAAAGTGTTCCAACATAATTATCTAATGGTTTCGTATTACATCCTTGTGCTTTTGAATCAATTGTTATTGAATCAATTATGAAATCTACATTATCATTATCGCTATAATTTAGTTGAGGAAAATACGATCTAATACTGGCTTCTGCTAGATACCCCGTCATTCTTTGACGATCTTTGTTTAATCTATGAGTGCCAGTATTTCCATATTTGTTTTTATAAGACAGATTACGTTGTTCTGCTTCTTGATAAATCTCTGGAGTAATATTAATGGTCAAAGTGTCCATCCTAATGCCTCTCCAATAGTAGGAAATTGTTCAACAAAAATTTTCTTACATTCATTAGCAATAATCATATGTTCTTTTTGAGTACCATGACCAGAACGTAATTCAATATAATGTAGCCACGAACGAACTGTTCCGCTCATATAAAGTCTTGTTGGAGTTGCTAATGGCAGTATAAATCTGGCACACTCTTTAGCCACCCCGTCTTTAATCATGCTATCATATATCGCTTTTGCTTTTGAAAAATGTTCTCTTATTTGAGTATTCCACTTAACTACTATTTCATGATCAATATCATCAATACTATTCTGTCTGTTCTTATTGTCTTGGCGACGAAGTTCAAATAATGGAATTTCTTCACTCAATAATGTCGCATCTGCATATCGTTGACTAAACTCCTGAAAAGTGAACGATCTATGTCGTAGAATTTGGGCAGCAAGACCTCTAGTTGTATTAATTTCCACAGTCATAAAACTTTGCTCGAATATGGAAAAATGCTTATGATCAATACAATACTTTAAAAGTTTAGCATAGTTATCGTTGTTTTGATTATTCGGATTACTTACTCTCGCACAATAGGCCATTAATTTTTCAGCATCTGGAGTAACACTAACTAATTTTACTTGACTCATTTATTTATCCTTATTTTTCCATAATTTTGTTATTTTTTCCCATACTGGCTTAAAAAAATAAGCAGTAATTACACTGGATATTCCACCAATTATACCATTTATTATAGGAGCAGTAACAACAACTGGTACTAAACATTGATTTTCAATATCATTATTCTGCTGTTGAGAATTTTGTATCATCTTTTTTCTCTTGATATTGTTTTTGATGTT